GCTAAAATAGCGAAACTGCAAGCTGAGGCTGCGCTTACACAGCACAAAGCCGCCAGCGAAGGCCGCAGTGGCGACGAATTCCAGCTGGAGTACCAGTTGAAGATTGCCAACCTCCAAGGCCAACTGACCTCGAAGGCAGCCGATCTCCAGACCAGTCTCGAACTGGCAGGGATTCACACCCAAGCGGATATGCAACAGACTATGTTTAAAGGCCTAGGAACGCGGACCACGGAAGAACTCAAAAACCGTACCGCGCTCCTGCTGGAAGACAAGAAACAGGCGAAATCGCTACCTGCTCCCAAAGCGAAGTAACGACCATGGAGTCGATGAATGCCCAAAGCAAAGAAGTTTGATGATCCCGAAAACGAAATCGAGAACCCTGAAGAGGAAATTACAGCGGAGCATATTTTCGCTGGCGCAGACCAGGAAGACCAAGACAACGACGAGATCACAGGTGATCGCGGCGACGATCCTGACTTCATAGAGCCCGACGAAGATGAGGCTGATGGTAAGAAAGCAGATGCAGATGACGCCGATGAAAAGGCCGACGATAAAGCTGATAAGGCCGATGAGTCCGAAGACGAGCCCGAAGCAGATGATGAGGCTGGTGAGGTGGATGACGATGACGGAGATGGAGATGGAGACAAGAAAATCTCCGACCATGTCACTAAGGACCGCTTCAACGCGGTAAACGAACGCATGAAGCTGGCGGAAAAACAACTCCGCGACTCCGAGGCCGCTCAGAGAGCCGAGGAAGAAACTGCCAAACCCGATCCGTTTGATTACGACAAGAAAGAAATGGAATACATGGAGCTGGTCAACGACGGTGAATACGACAAAGCAAATACGGTGCGGAAGGAGATTAGGGCTGCTGAACGCGCTGAGATACAAGCGGAAACGACTGCCGCCAACCAAGACTCAACCGCCCGTGTGTCCGAACAAGTCGACTTCACCAACAAAATCACCGAATTGAGCGACGAGTTCGACGCCTTCAACCCGCAGCACAAAAGCTACGACCAAGGGTTGGTAGACGAAGCTGTTGCCCGCAGGGACATGTTCATAGATCGCGGTATGACTATGGCCGACGCACTGGACAAAGGAGCCAGGGAAGTCGCCAAGTTGTTCGACGTGGAGAGCAAGTACGAGCGCATGGCCGATGAAGAAATCGCCAAGCAGGAAGCCGCCAAAAAGCCCGCCAAGAAGAAGGCCGACGTCAAGAAGAAGGTGTCCCAAGCGGCCAAACAACCGGCCAAGATGGACGAAGGTTCAGCCATCAACGAGGGAGAGAAGAACGCCCTCAATATGGACGACGCCGAGTTCGACTCCTTGCCCGAGTCAACGAAGGCTCGCATGCGCGGCGACATCTTGTAGTTACACAGTGGGTTGCCTCGTGCAGCCCACTTTGGCCCTCCCCATAATATAACCTTCGAGCCCCTGAATAGGCTCGGTAATAAACCAAATTCCGCAGTAACGGCAGCGAAAGCCCTAAACCGAAATCACTTTTAATTTAGGAGTACACGAAAATGGCTACAACCAATTTTTCGCTGCTGACCGACGAACAGAAGACCGTATGGTCTCGCGACGTCTGGAAAGCGGCTCGTAACTACTCGTTCATCAACAACTTTACTGGTAACGGCCCTAACGCCTGTGTCCAGCGCATCACTGAGTTGACGAAGACCGAGAAAGGCGATCGCGCTGTCATTACTCTCGTTGCCGATCTTGAATCAGACGGTATCGCGGGCGATAACACCCTGGAAGGCAATGAAGAGAGCATCAAAGCTTACGACGAGGTCATCACCATCGACCAACTGCGTAACGCCAATCGCTCCAAAGGTCGCATGTCCGACCAGCGTTCCATCGTCAAATTCCGCGAGAACTCTCGCGACGTTCTGGCTTACTGGCTTGCTGACCGCATCGACCAGATGGCGTTCCTTACCATGTCTGGTGTTGCTTACAGCATCAAGAACAAAGGTGGTGCCGCTCGCCCAGCCGGTTCACAACTCAACAGTCTGGCCTTTGCCGATGATGTAGTTGCCCCGTCTACCAACCGTCACTTCCAATGGGACGAAGGCACTCAAGCTCTCGTAGCGTCTGATCCGGGCAACCTGGCCGCTGGCGCAATCGGTACCGGCGATTACGCATCCTACAAGATGCTGGTCGAAACCAAAGCATGGGCCAAGGATAACTTCATCCGTGGTATCCGTGGACCTGGTGGCGAAGAGACTTACCACGTGTTCATGTCTCCGCAAGGCATCGCGAAGCTGAAGTTCGACGCTGACTTCCTGGCTAACGTCCGGAATGCTGGTGCTCGTTCTAAGTCCAACGTCCTGTTCAGTGGGTCTATCCCGACCATCGACGGCCTCGTTATCCACGAGTATCGCCACGTTTACCAACCCGATAGCGCAACCGCTTTTGCCGTTGATGCGCAACGTGTTGTTTTCGCCGGTGCACAAGCCCTTGCTATGGCCGACCTCGGTATGCCGTACTGGGATGAGATTGATAAGGACTACAAGAATCAGCAAGGCATCGCTGTAGGTAAGATTTGTGGTCTCTTGAAGCCTCAATTTCCTTCACAAGTGACCTCGACTACTGAGGACTTCGGTCTGATGGTCGTGGATACGGCACAATAGGAGAACTATCATGGCTATCACTAACTCCTCAGAACGTCAATACCCGCTAGTAGCTCGTGCTGACTTCATCGAAACCGATCTGCCCGCAGCCGCTACAGCGTATGCAGCAGTCACGTTGCCCCCGAATGCGTACGTTACAGGTGGTTACCTGCAACTCGTAACGCTGTTCGACGGCGGCGCGGATAACACGCTCACCATTTCTGGTGGCGGCGTTTCTACCGCAGCTGTCGATGTGGATGCAACTGGCGGTGCCGTTGGAACCACAGATCTCATCCTTACCGGCGCGATCCAAAGCGCTGGCGATACGATCGACGTAACCCTAGGTGGAACCATCGCTGGTACTGCCGGTGTTGCAATCCTTATAGTCGAGTACTGTATCGATGATCGCGAGAACGAAGTGCAGGACGCCCTCTAGTAGTTTGGAGTAACCTGTAGTACAATACTGGGCCTATCCCTTCACGGGGGTAGGCCTTTTTTATTACCGGAGATTTCTTTTGCCTTATTTCATTTCGCTTGTCCAACGCCGCGTCGCCACAACTTTGGGTCCGTGCTTCACCTTCCAACCTGGTGAACCTCAATGGATCAATGACAACGACGCCTGCCTCCCCCTTATCGTCGAGGCCGGTATACTCACGGTTGACCAACTCAAAGAGTCCCTGAAAGACCTCCCCAACTTCGAAGACCTGGAAGCCCCCAAACCAGCCATCACTGAGGCACCCGTAAACGCCTTGGACACCTACGAAGAAGATGACGACATCGAGGGCGAATTGAGAACTCTGCGGTACGCAGAGGCCAAGCGCAAAAAAGCGTGGGCCGAAGCCGAAGCCGAAGAAAAGGCCGCGATCGAAGCCGAAAAAAAGGCCGAGGAGAAAGAAAAAAGCCCCGCGTTCGACCAAGTAGTATTTGAGGCAGCAGTGCGTGAAGTTCTCGAAGCAAAGAACCCGTTGAACCTCACGCCAAAGGGAATGCCGAAAGCGAAGATCATCAGCGATATCTGCCGCTTCGACGTTAAAGCGATCAAGATCGTTCAATACTGTAAAACCTTGGACTAATACATGTTAGGCAGCGTAATCACCGACAGAGCTCAGAAGATACTCAACGACACCTCTGGCGTGCGGTGGCCCGTTGCCGACCTTATAGATTGGCTAAATGAAGGCCAGAAAGCAGCTGTTCGAATCGCCCCCGAAGCGAACACTGTTACTGCCTTCATGCAGCTGGCCACAGGTGTAAGGCAAAACCTTACATCTCTGGCGGTCACAGCAACGACCGCCGTTCCACTGAGGCTCATCGATGTCACACGAAACGTCACCGACGCGACCGGGCTCCCGGCCCTACGAGCAGTTCGAATCGCCAATCGTCGCGCGCTTGATCAGTACAATCCTGACTGGCCTGCGGACACAGGCGTTGCCCTTGTCCAGCACTACATGTTTGACTCGCGGAACCCGAAGGAGTTCTTCGTTTACCCGCCCCAACCCGCTGTCTCGCAAGGGTGGGTCGAAGTAGTTTATTCCGGCGAGCCCACCGACTTAGCAAACGGCACCGAGTCCATTGCACTTGATGACTCGTACGCAGCGGCTCTCGTTGATTACGTCGTGCATCGTGCGCTGTCGGCAGATGCGGAGTACGGCGCGCACCCGCAGAA